GCCGGTCGAGCCCCCACGTATAGTCGATGCCGTTGACGTCGTAGAGCATGTTCGCGTCGATGGGGTTATCGCCGACGTAGCGGTGCCGCGTACTCAGCACGGTGCCGCCAAACACGCGTTTGGTGTTGTTGATCGACCCGAGCGTGATGATGATGTCCTGGCCTTCGACCGGCACCCAGCCGCGCGCGGTGAAATTCAGGGTCGTGGGGGTCGCGTTCATCGTGTCGGACAGGGTGAGCGACTCGGCGAGGATGCCTTCGCCGTCGCGGTGCCCCCAGCCGCGCTGGATACCGCCGACGCTGATAAACGATCGCGCGCCGACGTAGTTCGAGCGCGTGGCGCCCGACCGGCCGACATTCGACAGCGCGTACAGCGGGACCTGGACGCCCTTGAGCACCGGATACCCGGAGCGCGTGGCGCCCGAGCGCGCGAGCCCCGAGACCGAATAGGTCCAGATCATCCGCCGTAGGGCAACCGCGCGCCCTGGCCTTTCATCAGTGCGATCTGCGCGTCGGCGACCGCGCGCGCGATGGCGTCGGGCGTGCCGAGCGGTTGCGTGACGTAGATGTGCTGCACGACCCCGCCGCCGCCGCCCGCGTTCGGCGTGACGAACCCGGACGCACCCGGCGTGAACAGTTCTGGCGCCTTGCCGCCGCCAATCAGGTAGGACTTGCCGGCGGTGACCGGCCCGCCGCTGTCGCGCGTCTGCACGGGCGCGGGCGCGAACCCGGTGTCGACGTAGAACTGCCCCTTGGCGTTCTGTACGTCGCGCATGTCCTTCTGCATTTGCACGTACGCGCCCGAGTCGTGGAATGCCGTGACACCGGCGATCATCTCGTTGGTGCCGGCGACGACCACGCCCTTGAACTGATCGAAGGAATCCTTCGCGGCATTGAAGTGCGTCGTGAACGCCTGCCCGATCGTGTCGGCCGCCGCGGTCGCCACCGTCGCGGTCGTCTTCACGTCCTGTTGAATCGCGTCCTGCGCCTGCGCGTCGGCGAGGTTCGCCTTCAGGAAGGCGGCTTCACTCGCCTCGGCCGCTTGTTTCTTCTGGAACTCGGCCAGGATGCGATCGTTGGTGGCCTTGAGCATCGCCTGGTCGATCTCTTTGCGCCGCGCGAGTTCGGCTTTCTCGAGGTCGGCGGTCGCGGTGAGCGCGGTGCTGTAGTCCTCGAGCGCGATCTTGACCGCCGCGACTTGCTGCGCCGTCACCCCGTACGCCTTCGCGAGGTCGCCCTGCGACACGCCGGCCGAGAGGTAGTACTTGATGGCCTCGACCACGGTCGCGTCGAGCGTGTCGAGCGTCGTCTGCCACCCGGTCGTCGCGTCCGTGACCTTCTCGGTCGCCGTCTGCCACTCCTCGAACGCCTTCGCGTTCTTCTTGACCTGCTCTTCGTCCTCTTTCAGGAGCTTGTTACTGAGTTCCAGGCCGCCGGTGATGGCGGGCAGCTGCGGCAGCATCTTCGCGAACGGACTCGGCACGGCGGCGGCCATCCGTTGCGCTTGCGCCATCGCGTTCACGCCGGTCGTATACGCCTCGACGCCGCGGAGCGCATCGGCCGTCGTGTAGTCGATGATCCCGAGGCCCTCGGCCAGGTCGACGAGCGTTTTATGCGCGTCCTTCGAGGCGGCGTCGGCGCCCTTGGTCGCGTCCGCCATGTGGTTCAGCGCCGCCGTGACGAGCGGGTCCTCGACGATGATCTTGCCGAGCGCCTCCTTGACGTTGTCCCAGGCGTTGGCGGCCTGGGCGATGCGCCCCGAGTAGGTCTCAATCTGCGCCGCGGCCTGCCCGCCGAATTTCTCGTTGATGACGTCGAGCACCGCCGCGAGCCCGCGCGACTTGACGTCGGCCGCGTCGACCGTGATGCCGTACCGCCCGAGGGCCGTGATGTGCCCTTCGGCCGCCTTCGCGACGAGCATGGTGGCCTGCTGGAGGTCGATGCCGAGGCCCGAGGCGAGATCGGTCGACGCCTTGAGCGCGGCCTGCATCTGGCTGGGCAGCACGTTGCCGACCAGCGTCAGCAACGACTCCATCGCCATAATGTCTTCGTCGGCGTACTTGGTCGTCGACTCGAACGAACTCGCGAGCGCGGTGTATTGCTCGATGACGGGGCCCGTCGCCAACCCGTGCGTCCGCAGCGCCGCCGTGAGTTTCACGGTGGCGTCTTCCTGTTTGCTGTACGCCGCGATCGATTCGTTGACAATTTCCGTCAACACGTGAAACGACTCCGAGACCGCCCCGATGACCGCCTCGGACGAGACCATGCCCGTGAACGTCGCGGCGATCTGTTCGCTGAGCCCGCCGAACGCCGCCGCCCCGCCCTCGGCGGCGACCGGGAGTTTGGCGAGCTGCGTCGCGGCGGTATCGGCGCCCGTCTCCATCGTCTTCACGGCGGCGGTCGCCTTCGCCGCTTCGTTCGTGAATTGGCTAAAGTCGGCGAGGAGCGTGCCGGTGAGGGCCATCAGTCGGCCTGGCTCGCGTTGAGGTGATCCACGAGCACGTCATAGACGGCGCGCGGGAGCGCGTCCACCCACTCGTACCGCCAGCCGCCCATCGCGCGACAGATGTTCATGGTGCTGAGGACGCGAGTTCTAAACTGGGTGTCTTTTTTTTTGCCTCGAGCGCTGCATCTTCGGCCGCTTCGTGTTTGTCGATCGCCGCGCCGATCTCGCGGATCGTCGCTTTGTCGAGCGCCCGGATGGTGGCGCGCCGTGCGTCCTCGGGCATCTCGAGGTCGTAGGGGATCGGCGCGTCGGCGACGCCCGTCAGCGACCAGGCGACGAGATACGCGATCGGTTTCGCGAACAGTTTGCGCTCGCTCTGCGCGATCAGCATGTCGTAGTACTCGCCCGCGTTGAGTTCTTTCGTGACGTCGAGATAGTCGCCGCCCGAGAGCGGGAGGCGGACGATGCCGGGCACGACGATGCGACAGCGACCCATTCAGCGCACCACAGAGGAGGGCGGCCCGAGCGTGGCCGTCAGGCCATACTCGGTCCGCGCCAGGGTTTTGATCGGAAAGCACCACTCGCCTTTCGGATGCTTTGCCGTGAAGACGAGCGGGCGCTGCGCCATCTTGAACGCATCGGCGAGCACGACCGTCGCGGTGAGCGTCCATTCGGTCAGCGCCTTGTTCGTCGGCGCGACCGTATAGCCGTGGATGCCCGCGGCGGTGTAGTGCCCCCACTTGATCGATCCGACGACGCCCGAGACCACGCCCGCCCTCTAGGGATGCGTCCACGGGCCCGCGGCGACAAACGATCCCGTGACCGTGACGGCGCCATTGGCCGGCACGCTGATTTTGCCGTCGAGACACCCGCGCCCCGTGAACTTCGGCGGCGTCGTGCCGAGGCTGGTCGGGTACAGCTCGAGGTACGGCGAGATCGTGCCGAAGATCACCGAGAAAATCACCAGGCCGTCCACGGGATCGAACACCCCGCCGAACGTGCCCTTGAGGTCGGGGAGGCCCATGACGTAGACGTGGTTCGTATCCTGGAAACAGGTCACGTCCACCTGCGCCTTCGCCATGTCCAGATCCCACTTGTCGAGCGAGGCGACCACGACCGCGGTCGCGCCCCCGACGCCCGTCGGGTCCATTTTGACTTGCCCGGTTTTGCCGTGAATGCGATCCACTGCTGCCATAGGTGTGTCCTCTCGGGTGTCGTGTTAGCCGACGAGCGGCGCGGCCATCACGTGGAGATGGCCGCCGCAGCGGTTCCAGCGAATCGACGGGTCGATGTCGTCGACTTCGACGGCTTCGAGTTCTTCCTCGAATTGCGTGAGCATCGCGCCGTAGCCGGGCATGGTGAGCGCGGTGTCGGTCAGCAGCGTCGTGATGCGCGCGAACGCCTGCTCGACATCGGCGCCGCTGGTCATCAGGGCGCGCGCTTCGACCAGATAGACCGTGTCCTTGTAGGCCGGCCCGCCGAACATCGGGACTTCAAACGACGAGATGAGCGACAGGATCACGAACCGCGTCGCGCCCGGCGGCGCCTCGGCGAACCACGCGCCGTCGGGCATCAGCAGGCGCAGCGCCGTGTCCTGCTGCAGGATCTGCAACAACGCGATCGTGACGGTGGCGACGTTAAGCAACGCCATCGATCTTGAGGCCGAAC